CAGCACTAGAAGCTAAAGTAGCAAGCAAAGACAATCTCATAGCCTTCTCTCTGGATCTACTGAGCAAAGGCTCTAAGTTATCTTTTTCTAGTATATCTTGTCTTTTAATAATCTCCCTTGCAAAGTCTTGTAACAGTTCTTCTGACGGTTTATCAAACTCTAGTACAGTTTGGTTTATATCTAACTCTGCATTATCTCTTGCTGCATCAGATAAATTACCTTTCATTCTACGAACATAGTTAACCCAATTAACTATACTTGTAGGTGGCTCTTTAAATCTTTTTAGATCTCCAACACGTCTTGGTTCATTAGATTCAACAACTACAAACCTGTTAAGAAAACCATCTGCTATCCTTCCGCTGTTAAGTGCGCCGTAAAAGTTTTTGGGTACAGACAATCCAACTAATGTAATAGCTGGTTTATGTGTAACTCTATTCATCATCTTTTCTTTGTACTCTTCTTGTACTGCCATAAGCGAATAGTTGTCTGGTCGTAGAGTCCCATGGCAACGTCCCCAAGCTTCCATAAGCGTTTGTATGCCATCTTCTTTGTTTGTGTTACCAGCATTACTTATAGCCTCAAGTCTTTTACCGAACTCATCCATAATTGTTATTTGTGTTGGTCTTATTTTAAGAACAGAGTGAACAGCGCCACTTGATGTATAACCATCACCAACAATTAACTTGTTTTGATCTGAAGCATTTAATACAGATTCAATAAATGTTTTGATGTTTTCTTTACCCTGTCCAGATTTAGCAACACCCATAAAATACATACTAGAAAAGTTATTCATGTTTGTTCTATACAATCTGCCACAAGTAACACTTGCTAATGCTAAAGCCCCTACAAGAGATAGTTCTGGTTGTGGAACTTGAGCAATATCCTCACAAAATTCAAACATACTTTTAAGCAGTCCAGGTGGTGAAAATAGATCTTTGGGTGGTGTAATGCTTTCAGTTGACTGAATGAATAATGGAGCTATCTGATTCTTACGGTCGTGTGTTCTTTTAACATTATCAACAACTGAATCTATTTCTTGTTGCGGTAATGGTGGATTATTATTCTTATTCCAGTTTTGTAAAAAGACTCTTACAAATTCTAGGTTTACATTTTTAGATATAAGATAACCTGCAATTCTAGCAGCTCCATCATTTCTAGATCCTTCCAACACACCATCCAAGGAGAAAGGTGCCGTTTGTTTACTGCTATCAATCTTAGGAACTCCTGTAATCTGTAAGTATTCTTTTTCAGTAAAGTCTGGAAGATCTGTATGGTCATGTATTTTCCAATCTGGAAACATAACAGGCTTGTAAACTTGGCCATTAGCATGACGGTTATATGGAGCAATAATAAGACCACCCACACCTCTAATATCTATTAGTCGTTCAATAGGTGTTTCGTTAGTCCTTCTCGTTGCAAAGGTTGTATAGTTTTCTGGATTGTTATAATAGTAATGCATGCCTTTACCAGTTATAACTTTAAATGGGCAAGCAGGTAAATTCTTTTCTACCCAATCCATAGCTTCTGGTGAATCTGCATCAACAACAACAAACTTGCCACAAACTAATGCGACAACTAAATTGTCTCTATCTTTAAACCAAGACTCTACAAGTTCCCTACTGGGTCTTGTTTCCTTATATTGTTCCCAGCCTTTTAAAAATGATGGAGGTTTTTTGTTAGATCTTTGTAAAGGTACTACATTATATCCATCATCATAATAAGCCAGCGCAATATCCAAGGACGAGTCATCCTCGGTAATATTGAGTTGGAACATACTATTTTTGTTCTTCTAAAATTTCAGATATAGAACCGTAAATAGATTCAAAGTCTAATCTTCCCTCTGTTGCTTGGATGATCTGTTTAGCTTGCGCTATAGATGGTTGCCTGTATCCATACCTCCAGGATTTGCATGATGCTTCAGAACAATTAAAATCTTCTGCTGCTTTTTTATGACCTAAAAACTTTATATAACCAGATAATGTGTATTGATCTACTTTTCTTTCTTTATGCTTTGGTTGAACGCCCATAGTACTTAACTCCTTTAATTTTTTTGTTGCAATAGCCTTGGACCTAAAATAGTAATTAGCTAGCCAAGTTATATCGTTTTGTTTGCTCATATACTTCTCCTAAATAATATGATTTACATATTGTAGTTTCTTGGGTTATAATAATCAAGTTCATTTTTACACAAACTATAGGAGGGTAGATCATGAGCTTAAAAGATAAGATAAAAACACCTGATAAATTGGTGGACCAACAAGGGGCCAAGCTTCTTGTATATGGTCAAGCGGGAGCTGGTAAAACTTTTTCAACACAAAGTATGCCAGGTAAGGTTTTAGTTATTAGTGCGGAAGCTGGTTTGCTTTCCATTAAAGATGCGCCTAACGTATCTGCTATTGAAGTATCTAATTATGACGATCTAAGAGAAGTATATGCTGCTCTTAAATCTGGTGAATTAGTCTACGATAGCGTATGTTTAGACTCTGTATCAGAGATTTCTGAGATCTTGTTGGTACATGAGAAAGGTAGAAACAAAGACGGAAGAATGGCTTATCAAAACGTAAGTGAAGCTGTTACAAGTCTAATGAGATCATTTAGGGATCTAGATATGCATGTCTTATTTCTTTGCAAAGAAGGTAAAGAGAATAATGATGGTGTATTTTTCTTTGGTCCTAAGATGGCAAGTAAACCTTTGGGGGATGCAATTACGTATTTCTTTGATGAGGTTTTGGCACTACGAGTTATCGAAGATCAAGATGATGACGGTAATCCCGTAGCTGCAAGGTGGTTACAAACAAGGATAGGTCAAGGCTACACAGCCAAAGATCGTAGCGGTAAGCTAGAAGCCTTTGAGGAACCAAATCTAACTGCTCTAATTACAAAATTAGGGTTTAATATTAATATTGAAAATAAGGAGAGTGCGTAATGTCAGATTTTGATGGCGTTGATTTTTTTGAGAATGTGGAGCAAATGGAATCGAAAGGTCCAGAGGTTGCTCCAACTGGTGAGTATGAGGCAAAGATTATTGCTGCTGAGAAATATAAATCTAACAGCGGTAATTGGACGCAGAAGGTAACTTTTCAAATTGATGGCGGTAACTACCGAGATCATAATGAATGGTATAACTTATGGTCTGCTAACGAAGATTCAAAAAGAATAGCAAGCGAGATATTTAGTCGGCTTGCTCTTGTTTGTGGATTCAAGAAACTACCAGATCTTGCAAAAGATTTTATTGGTAAGCAACTCAAAGTTGGTATTAGACAGTATGAAGATAACTGGACTAATAATGACGGCCAAGCTGTTACTTCGTTGAAGACTAAAATCATTAAGATGGAACCTTCAGAGATGAAACCAGCTGCACCTGGAGATAAACCTCCATTCTAGGTGTAAAAGAAAGAAGGGGGCTATATGCCCCTTTTTTTTGTGTTTTAAAAAAAAACGACCTCCTGAGAGGCCGCTGGTGACGTTTTCTTACCCTACCCTAGGGTTTACCCTTAACGAAGTTATCACGTTTTTTAGGTATTTGGATCCATAGCTTTTAGGTAAAGTTCTTGCCAAAATTTAACTTTATGTAAGAGATCGTTGTTTTCTTCGACAAGTTTTTCTAAATCTATTTTGCTATTGTCACCTGGTATGCAAATGGAAAAAAATATTTTATTTTTATCTACCTCAGTTTCAAACTTTTTTCTTAATAAATCTGGAACGTTTGCAGCGTTTGGATCTACAGCATCAACATAAAACTTTGCTTGAACCAAGACCTCTCTTTCTTTTTTTAGTTCAGTCATCTTCTTTCTCTCCAGAACCACCAGGCAACTGTTCTACATCAAACCAACCACAAGGATAATTAATCATTACATGTTCTCCAACTTTTTAATGATACGGTTTAAATAGAAAACTGCTTTCTTTAAATCTTGAATGTTTGCGCCTTTATGATCTTCTCTCCAAATATATTTAACGGCATTACCTTTGCAGTAGCCTTTAAATTCTTCAGCCGTAAGCATAGATTCAAGCACATCTAAACATTCAAGACCCCCCTGCAAATAATGAGGGGGGTGATTAACTGGATCATTTTTGACTTTGCTCACTTCCTATCTCCAAGATCTACAGTCACAATATTAGGTGAGTTATAGATCGTAGCTTCTTTGCCGTTTAATACAGCGTTGTATTCGCCTAGCAAATGTTCAAGCTTGAGCCAACCAGCAGTCATGTCATCATGATTCATTTTGAAAATCTTACTTGCAAAAGGTTTTTTCTTTTCTTGTGCAACAAAGATAAAATCAGCCACATGAAAGCCAGCTTTCTCAAAGCCACGCTTATACCAAGCGGCTTGAAGATCGTACTGATACTTCTTAATAGATGAAGTAAAGCCTCGGACTGAGCAATCAGTCGTAGTTTTATAATCAACAAGAATAATTGAGTTAGATTCATGAGGTGTATTAACAGGATGTCTAAGCACATCTGACTTAACTTTAAGCAATAGATCCTTTTCCCACCAAAAGATTGCTCTTTCAAATGGAGAATTGAACACACTTGGGTATTCTCCTTCATCAGCTGATAGATGTTTGATGGCTTCTGGTATCAAAGCTTCCTTCATACTGTAAAGAGTGTCTTTATCCTTAGCAGTAATAACGGTTAATCCTCTGTCTTCATACTCCTTCTTTAACTCTTTGTTAGCGTTGGTGTATGGAGATCCACTCAAGCACACCACATCATTCACAAAAGCTTCCTCTCCCTCAACAATAAGCGAGTGAGCGGCAGTTCCAAACTTCATGGCTGGGGTAGTCTCATGTTCTTCCTCAAATGCATGAAGCTGACTCTCACCAAACCTTCTAATGTTTGATGATGAGATTCCTGGTACTGAATGATAGAAGTTATGTTCCATATCTGGGAAATAGACAGCATCCCCAAGGACCATATGTTCTTCGTTCTCTAAGATTTCTGGCATTATTTTCATGATTTCTCCTGGGTTTTTTTA